TACAAAGTTTGCCTATGGATAAATTAAATTTGAATGAAGATAGAGTATTCAATAAATATTCAGATGAACTAATGAAACAAATTATAGAAACAGAACAAGATGACGATGAAGCTAATAATACATTAATTATATTAGATGATGTAATAAAATCTTTAAAAAATAATAAAGAATCCGAATTTTTAACTAAATGTATATTAAATCGTAGGCATATTTTAAATAAACAAGATAAGCCTGGTGGTGGATTAAGTATTTGGATACTTTCACAAAAATTTAATGCGTTGCCTTTAATATTCAGAATTAATTGTAGTAGTATATTTTTATTAAGAAGTGTAGCACAAAATCAAAAAGAAAAAGCATGTGTAGTTGATGAACTAATGGCTGATTTAAATAAAACAGAACAAGATGAATTATTTAAAAAAGTTTTTAAAAAAAAATATAATTTCTTATTAGTATTAAATAAGAAACCTAAAAATGAGCGTTATTATTCAAACTTTAATTTAATAAAATTTGAAACTGAAAGTGATAGTGAAGAAGATTAATTTTGATTAGTATTTTGAATTAAAATACAACTTTTACTTTTTTGGTGGCGTGAAATATTATCCCTTCTAACAAACATATTACAATATTTACAACATATTTTAGTTGTTTTATATTTTGTTATAGATACTATATTATCCTTATAATATTCTTTAACTGTTCTACCAGCTATTCTTTCATTTAAAGTTGGTTGTAATAATTTAATAATAGCACCTTCTATTCTTCTTAAATCTTGTTGTATCATAACATTTTGTAATTGTAATAATATAACAAAAGTAAAATTATTCCAACCACCATTAGCTCGTATAAAATCATAAACTCTAAATTTAGATTTATTATTAATATGATTAACACAATATTTATGTTTTACTTTTCTGATTTTTAAATTATTTGTACTACCTATATAAAAATCTGTTATAGATGGATCTTTACAATATAATTTATATATAATACTCATATATATATATATAATATAATATCTTACTTTTATATAGAAGAGATTTGTATATTAAATAAATCTACAATTTATCACAACTCCATAAATACTTCATACTATAAAAGTTTGGACTTTCTTTATTATTTTTTGTTAATTTATTATTTTTATCTCTAATTCCAGCAGATCTTTTACAATAATTTTTTTGTCGTTTTTTATCACCATGGTCTAAATTTTTATATAATCCTAATGCTGTATCTTTAAAATGTTCATATCTTAAATCACCAAAATTTATTAATTTATTATTTGGAGTAATTACAGAATATTTTTTATTTTTAACTTTTGACTTTTCAAATTTTAATTTATTCATATATATATATAGTATTATTATTATTATATATTTTTACTAATTTAAAGTGTAAAAGTGTAAATATATATAAATATACAATAATTAAAAAAATACCATTTTAGTAGAAGTCTTTTTTATATCATTTAAATCTATACCAAATTCATCTATTTCATTCCATGACCAGCACCCTTCTTCCATTTTATATTTTAATTTTATATAATGATAAAAGTAATCATTAATTACTTTATGATTTACACCAGCTCTTCTTAATTTTCTAACACAAGCAATTAAATTACTATTTTGGTATACAATACTAAAAATATATAAATTCCAACAATTTTCGTTATTTGATAAATATTCACTATGTTCTTCATCTAAATCTAACATAATAGATTTAAATTTCTTAAAGTCTTTTTTTAATTCTCGTTCTAAATTTTGTTCAAGTAAAATTTCCATTATATTAATTTAGAGATAGTTTTTTAAATACTTTTTTTGTATATTACTTTTTTTGTAAATGTTTTTTATCTACTTGATAGGCTTTACTTTTAGGATTAACAGAAGCATAAATTCTCGCCATAGCCCATTGTTGGGGTGATTTAACTGTTTTTCTAACAGAAGCTGGATTATTATAATAAGCCCCAATACCTTTTTCAAATATAATTTTTAATCCACTTAATTTATAACCAGTAATATCACTTATTTCTTTTAAACTATGTGGCTCATTTAATTTAAATCTATATTTTTTATTAAATTGTTGCTTATATGTTAAAACCATTATATAATATAATATATTATTTTTTAATATTATATAGATATATATGAGCTCTTTTGAAGATCTTGAATTACAAAAGTTAAATAATTTGGTGGATACTTTTACCCCAGCGGAAAGTGCTAAATATGGTGAAGAAGTTAGATATATAAAATATTTATTAACTTTATTAAAAAAACAAAAATCTCAAAAACAAACTAAACAAACTAAACAAGAAGAAAAAAAAACACAGAAAAAAGTAAAAGACAGTTTAGAAAATTTATTAAAAACATATAGTATCAAAAAACCAACTGATAAAACTATGGATAGTCTGCCTGAGGGTGTAATGGAAGACGCTAAATTAGCAAAAGTATCAACGCTTTATTATAAGGATAAGGATGCGGGACAACAATATTTAGAACAAGCTGATTTAGCAGATAAATATGAAATAGATAATGAATTATCTAATGATAAAGGTGTAGTTGTTGTAAATAAAAAAACTGGGAAAGCAAAAGTAGCTTTTCGTGGAACAGATAAAACCAATTTAAATGATTTAGAAGCAGATGCCCGTATTGCTGTTGGTAGTGAAGCATCACATAATCATTTTACAGAAGGAAGAGACCAAATACAAGCTACAATAGATAAATATGGTTTTGATAATGTAGAGAGAATTGTAGGTTATTCTCTCGGAGGCACCAAAAGTTATACTACTGGTAAGGCTTTTAAAATACCAAGTAGAAGCTTTAATCCATTTATTGCCGGGAATAATCTTACTGATAGTGAAAACTTTAATAGTGAAGAACACGAAATATTTAGAACGCAAGATGATATAGCCAGTTTTGCGGCTCCACGCATAGAAGGTAGGAATAATACAAGTGTTAATGTTGTAGAATCATTACACGGAACAGTTAATCCTTATAAGACGCATCGCCTTGAAAACTTTACAACTAATACTGGTAGAACTGGTGATAAATCAAGTGTAATAGCAAGTAAAAGTAAAGATATTATAGACCATAGTTTAGAACACGGTGAATTGAAAACTTTACATGATATGATTAAAGTAAATAAACGGACTGGAATAAAAATTACAGAAGTTAGTTCAAAACCACCTATTACTTCAAAATCTAATATTGGTTTAATGCCTCCTCCCTCTTCTTCAACTGAAACAAGAACAGAAAATCCGTTATTTGAAAAACCTACAAGAATAGAAACACGAAACCCGTTATTTGAACCACCAAAAAGATTATCAACAGTAGATAAAAGTTTTCAAGATTTATTACAACAACAACAATTAGTACAAAAAGATAAAGCTTCACAAAAACAAGCTATATTAGAAAGTGATGCTAAAATATTATCAACAAAAAAACCATCATTAAATTTAGATATAAATGGTAATATACAAACTACTACAAAACCAAAAGTATTTAAAAGAAATTTAAAACCATCTATTAGAAGAAAAACATTAGCTCCTAATACACAAATAGAATTAAAAACTTTAAGAGATAGTACAGATTATACAGAAACTAATTCAAAAGTTAGAAGATTAAAAAGTCAAACAGATATATTAGAAAGTCAAATAGAAGATTTAACAAATACAGATATAAATAATAAACCAAATATTAAAAATAAAAGTTTTACTGAATATGCGAATGAAAATAATATAGAACCAACAGATCATAAAAAAGTATTATGGGAAAAGTCTGGTGGTGTATTAACAGATGAAGAAAAAACTAATTTTGACGAAAATACTGAAACATTTAATACTGATAGTGATATAAATGAATTTAGTAATAATTCTACAAGGGATAGAGAATTACAACTTAAAGAAAAAGCAGCACAACAATTAACATTAGAAAATGATTTAAATAATTTTGTTGAAGCACCAGTTCATATATCAGCAGCAAAAACAATCCCAGGTGAAATAGCAAGAGGCTTACATCCTACAAATTTATTATTAGGGTTAGCAACGGATGCTGCGGCGGGTGGTATTATTAAACAATATATAGAACCAATAACAGGCAAACAAGGACAAGTAGCAGAATTAGGAGAACGAGGTGCTATTGCTGGTGGATTAAGCGCATTTTTAACGGGTGGTGCTATGCTTCCCGAAGTAGCTGCGGGTATAGCTGGTTATGAAACAGGCGCATTTACAGCAGAAAAAGTTTTTAGCGGTTTAAAATCTGTTGGTGCTGGCGACCAAACAGCATTAGCAACCGCAGATGTTGCTGGTGGTTTAGCGGGTGGCGCGAGTGCTGCTTATGTTGGTGGTGTTGTTGCTGGATTAGGAGCATTAGCTGTTGGAGCAGAAGAAGGGGCTACATTAGGCTCTGTATTAGCGCCTGGCGTAGGCACAGTCATAGGGGGGGGACTTGGGGCAATTGTCGGGTTAGGTGGATACTTCTATTCAAGATTTAAACATTAGAATAAAATATAAGTAAATATTATGGATATTAGTAAGCGTTTTGAGAATGGTTTGAAAAAAAAATATAATTTAAATATTGAAGATTTAGAAAACTTTTATTATATTGGTGGTGAAAACAAACAACATAACAAATATTATAAATTATTTACTAATAATAAACCTTTACCTACACATAGTAATTACTGTATATGCGGACACAAAATAAAAAACAATTGCTATATTACTAATGGTGATATTATTTTAATTATAGGTGAATCATGTATAAATAGATTTCTTCCAAATAAAAAAAAAAGAATTTGTAGTGAATGTTTTGCTCCACATAGAAATAGGCTTTCTACTAATAAATGTAATATTTGTAAAATGAAAAGTAAATTTATAAAAGGTGAATATAAAATTAATTTTTAAATAATTATATGTTAATTTTGTGTTAATTACGATTAAATAGTCGTTTTTAGACTATTTATAAGGGGTTTTACTAATATATAATTTAAATTATAACGGATTATAATAGGAAATAGTCTTAAATTTACTTATTATTATGATTTTATTATATTTTTATTGTGTTTTTATTAATTTTTAATTAAATTTTTGCTTATTCAAGTAAATATGTTAATAATTTTGGTGGAATACTATATCTTTGATTTAAAGTTGTAGTATCTTTTTTTTGTATATTTGGTCTTGCTTCTAAAAATTTTTTAGAAGTAACACCTAATCTCATAGGATGTTTAGGATTACCAGCACAACTACATAATACATTATCTAATAATTTATTTGTTAATATTTTTGTTGGTTTTTTATAGTTATAATCAAAAGCACAATAATCAACAATTACAAAATTATATTTATACTTTTCGTTTTCTATATAATCCCATATAGTACTATATCTTGGATTTTCTATAAAATAAAATTTTGGTTTAAAGTATTCAATAATTTCAATTGTTTTATTTATAAATATAGAATTTTCTTTTCTTGCTTTATCTAATTCTTCACGACTTTTCCATTTTCTACCAATAAGAGGATATTGTAATGCTGAAAATATTTTACATTCGGGGCTACACCAAATAATATCAAAAGTTTTTGGTTCATATACTTTATAATCCCAAGTCATAATATCACTACAAATTGTAGGATTATATTTTTGTAATATATCTAAACTAATTACTTCTACATCTGTATTTTCATAGTATTTTGTAATAGAACCAGTCCCTTTGAATAATTCTAAAACTTTCATTAATAATATAATATAAAAAAAAATTAAAAAATAATTATAAATTAATATATTTCATCTATATCAAATTTTTTATAATGTAAAAAGTAATTTCTTAATTCTTCATAAGTACAGACATGAAACATGTGGATTATAGGTGTGTAATTATATTTATATTTTTTTATTAATTGAGATATTATAAAGTCTTTATCTTTGTAAGTTTTTAAACAACTACAATTTCCTTCTTTTGTAGGACATAAACATTCTGTATAGGTCATATATATATATGTTATTATTTCTCTAAATATATAAAGTATTTAAAATTGATTTAACAATATTATAAAACCAAATGGGACAAGGGACAATAGATTATTCAAAAGGATTAATTTATAAATTATGTTGTAAAGATCCAAATATTACAGATATTTATATAGGTAGTACTACTAATATGAAAAATAGAAAACATAAACATAAATACTCTTGTAATAATCCATCGGCAATAGGTCATAATTTAAAAGTTTATGAATTTATTAGAAATAATGGTGGTTGGGAAAACTGGGATATGATATTAGTAGAATATGTTAATTGTAATTCTAAACAAGAATTAGAAAAAGAAGAACGAATTGTAATTGAATTATTAAAACCGATATTAAATATTCAATTACCAACAAGAACAGATAAGGAATATTATGAAGATAATAAAAAAAAACTTAAAGAATATATAAAAAAATATAGAGAAGATAATAAAGAAAAACTATTAGAAAAGCAAAAAAAACATAGAGAAAAAAATAAAACAGAAATAAATGAAAAACAGAAAATATATTATGAAGAAAATAAAGAAAAATATAAAAAATATGGTGAAAAATATAGAGAAAAAAATAAAGAAAAAAATAAAAAATATTATCAACAAAATAAAGAACAGCTATTAGAAAAACAAAAAGTAAAAGT